TTATTATCGCTATCTTCATCTATTACCAGACTTATACTGAATATTATCTTTGATAGTATTGTAATCAGAACTACTACCTGCTAATGCTCCATCATCTACTACCATAACTTCATCATATCCAGTCTTCTCAATTATCTTTGTCTTAATTTCTAATTGCTTCTTCTCTTTCTGAATTCTTCTTAGAAAAGCATAATGAATGATCTGAGTAAAATACGCAAAAGGATTCTTTGACTTAGCAGGATCAAAGTTGTGAATGTACTGTACGCAGTTCTCTATACCATCAGAGATCATATCATCTCTAAACATATAGTTTACAAAGTTTGGTTTATAAGAAAGATGTGTGGCAATCTTTAAAAAACACTCACCCAAATAATTACTAATACGGGGTTTAGGTAAATCCTTTGCCTTTGCTACAGCAACTTCAGCACGATAATCTATTAACGCTGCTAAGAGTTCTTTATTATTTACATAATGTTCTGATTTTTTCTTAGCCATAACATTAATATATCCTTATTAATAATTGTTTATATTATAACATTATTTACTCGACTTGACAAGGTAGCATAATATCTGTACAATACCCTTTGTAGGGGTTGATGAGATAGCTTTATTTTTCTATATTAAGTTTATATACTTCTTCAAGTTTTCTACGGGCATCTTCTACTGTTGTCACAAATCCTAGATTTGTATTTAATTTTACTCTACCATCAAACTCCATATCTAAATCACCATCATTTAAATATCTTTTGTAAAATTGAATCATCTGTTTATCTTTAACTTCAGTCATAGTAATAATTTTATCATATTTCAACAAAAATATATTATCTTCTGGTAATTCCAACCAAGGTCTTACCTTTACATATTGTCCCGTATGATTTTGTAATACTTTCATTATAACAGGATCTTGCACCATAATTATAGGATCTCCATCATTTTCATCAATAGAGATCATGGCGAAAATTTCTTCACCTGTTATTAACTTTACAACCCCGTGAAATTCTTCTCCCATCAGTTCTTAATTGGTATATTTACTATATCATAATTAAAGTTCTCTTCGTTATAAACTTTGATCCTTTCAATTAAATGGTTTAGAGTGTAATTTTTTCTAGACTTAGTGCTAATATCATCGGCAATATCATATAAAGTTGCCTTTACCTTTCCATTCCCTTTTCTTAAGACTCTACCAATGGATTGGAGATTTCTAATTCTGGACTTTGAGGGACTGGCGAAGATGACGTTGTGCAACCGCTTAATGTTAATCCCAGTACTGAAAGTACCATAACTGGCAACAATAATAGCGTTGTCTTCCTGTTCTGTAATTTCACGAATCTTCTCCCTGTCTTCTGTTGGTACTCCACCATGAACAAAGAAGACATGCCTCTGCTCTAGCGTATTACTATTTATCATCTCATAAAGGGGTTCGCCATGTGCTTCTACCCTAGCAAATAGAATAAGAGTGTTACCTTTAAGATCTAAAGCAAGGTTACGAATTAACCTATTTCTCTTCTCATGAGTAATAATATATTGAACTTCTTCTTCAAAGTTCTCAAATTTATTCGGTGGGTGTTTCAATAGAAGCACGTTAATATCCAACGTCGCCACATGACCTTTCTTCATGAGCTCGTCTGTTTTAATAATTTTATAAGAAGGACCAAATAAACCTTCTAATACCCACTTATGAGTTTCAGTTCCATCTAATGTTCCAGTAAACCCATAACGATATTTGGCATTACCCAACTTAGTCATGATGGCAACAAGAGATTTAGATTTGAATTGATGTGCTTCATCACCAACTACTACATCAAATCTTTCAAAATACTTTCTTGGTAGTTTGTATATCGATTGCCAAGTAGTAATAATAACCTGTGAATCAGTTTCTCTTTCTCTACCAGCATAGATCTTATGACAGTAGGATCCTACATCCCAACCATAATCAGCAAAGTCTTTATACATCTGCTCTACAAGGGATGTCGTAGGAACTACAATGAGGGTATTCTTCTTATTCTCAACAAAATATCTAATGATAGAATATATCATTAACGACTTACCAGAAGCAGTTGGTGATACTAATAACTTTCTATTATTTCTAAGAGCATCATATACACCATCAATCTGATAATCTCTAGGTTTATGCTTAGAGATAGCAGTCATATAATCTTTTACACCTTCCTTAGAGATCTTATCATTAACCTCAAAAGGAAGACCATAATACTTACTTTCTACAAATTCGTAGGTGTATCCATGATCCTTACAGAACTGAACTATTCTATCTAATAAACCAATATAAACTTCACCACTTTGAACATTAAATAATCGTATCTTTCCATCCCAATATTTCTTCTGGTACGTTGGCATAAATTTCGCACCAGGTACTTCAAAAGTAAATTGATCCGCAAGTTCATAATACACATGCGGATCTGCTTCTACCTTTAGGTAAACTTCATTCTTTTTTGATATAATCAAATGACTCATAATCCTATACCAATGTAGGATTATTTAGAGTGATATTTTTTTGCTTATTTTAGAATAGTATCAAACCAATCTTGACTCATACCAGAAATAATTTTATCTGCTGAATCAGCATCTACAGCATACTTCTCTTCGATAAGATGCTCCACAACCTTCTCATAGTTCTCGTGGATTTTCTTAGATTCTTTAGGAGTAGGTTTCATAGTGATATCTAGATCTACAGATATATTTATTTAACCAAACATTCTATTATCATGTCCCCATTGACTACCTGCAACATTTTCATATCTAATAAAGATACGATTTGTTGGAATACCAGTTTTATCTGAAATTAATAACGCTAAAGATTGTTGAAATTTTTGAGTTTCCATTGGTCCAATATTTTTAACTTCAGCATAACAGCAAGGTTCTGTACTACCAGAAAAACTCATAGAAACATTTGGTTCAATGGATGCCATTACCCACTGCTCATTCTTACCTGTTAACTTAGACATTTCTTGAGATACTGCTTTAAGTAACTCTTCTTTGTCTGATAATTCTATTGAAGGTACAACTCTAATTTGAGGCATAATTTTGATTATAAGTTGATTTATTTATTACATACCTGCTTGGAATCTATTCCATTCAATAGCATTTTTAATTTGAAAAGTCCTATTTGATATTATTTTTATAATTTCTTCTAAAAATTTTAACTCAGTATCATAATATCTTATTTTAAGATCAATCTTAATCATTTTCTCATCAGCTTCCATATGTCTTTGTATAGCATCTTTCTCTCTTACCTTATATGGAAAAGGTTCTTCAGCATAAACTTCTGCTGGTGCTTTACCAGTATAAAAATTATGCCTTTCTAATCTAGTTTTATTATATTGCTCTCTTGCTTTCTCACGCAACAAAGTAATAGTATTATAAACCGTATAATACTTTGAATGTAATTGAGGAATTTTTAAAGACTCATCATGTAGGTTGTCAGGGTCAATAACAGAATCTTTCTGCCACATCTCCTGAATTTTTTCAAGATTCATTTAATACTGCTTTCTAATTTGTATATTGTGTACCTAAAAGTTGCTTCTGCTGTAAAATACTGAACATCTGTATTTGTAGCATCAAAATCTAATGATGTCAAGGATACTGGAAACAAATCACTAAATTTAACTTTAGCAATCTCACGATAATTGCTATTTAATATTCTAAGTGTTCCATCACAAAATGCCTCCTTCATATCTCTTTGACCTTGACTATCTGTCGTAATATCCCTAAATTCTGCTGTTGATTCAGGAAAACCCAAACCAGTTAACCAATTATATACAGACAAATAATTCTCCATATTTTCATCAACTAAAAATCTCAAGGTAAAATCACCGAAAGTTAATTTTTCTCCTGGTACATCAATATCCTTTAGATATGATGGTTGGATTGTTGTTGCTAAAGATAATTCTGGAATTCTAGCACTATTTGAAAAGAAATCAACCTTTGGGAATTTTGCAAGGTTAAACTTAAATCCTATACCAGATAGAAAATTTCTATTCTGTATCTGTGTAGCAAATGGTGTTGATGCTGATGCCATTATGAATTTTTAACTATTTAGATCTAATTTAAGGTTAAATTGAATGATATTGATATCCTATCTTCTTCTGTTGTGTTTGGCATTACACAATGCTCTAAAAATGTCGGAAACAAATATAATAATCCTTCTATAGGATATCTATCTCTAAAAGCATTTTGATTGTAGAACCTAGAGAATACAAAATTATTACCATATACTGCTGGTCTAGGATCTCTAAAAGAAATACATCCAGCATCTCCACTTTGAGGAACTTTTACATAATACACACCAGATAAATCTAAATGGTTGCCAATATGATTATGTAATATATTATAATTTCCTTTATTATTGATATTAGACCAAGCACTAATCTGAAGTATTTCCTTTATTTCTGGATTGAATGGTAAATTAGGAAGTACCTTATATGATATATGTTGAAAGAAGTCTTCAAATTCATCTAATCCAGTTTGACTACTTTTTGTTTTACTGTGCCAACCACCATAATTTGATTTATTTTCGCCTTCATCATTTTCTTTTAATTTGTATATTGATTTGGATAATTCTTCATTATCAATATCATCCAATTGAATCTCAA